CTCCCATAGCCGCACCGGGTCGCTACTCGACGAATTGGTCGACGCGCCGGCGGTGAGCTTGTCTTCCGAAATGCCGTAGTCGACCCGCGACCATGAATTGGAGCCGGGCTGCGCCGCCCACGCCTCGCGGATCATGTCGAACTTCAGGTTGACGCCGTAGTCGTAGAGATACACCCCGGCGCCCATCGCGTGATCGTCGCGCAGCGTCAGTTCCGGCCAGATGAAGGCGGTCCACAGTTCTTCCTGGGTGCGCTTCAGGATGTATTTGAGCGTCTGCTCGGTGTTCAGCCCCTGGCTGACCGCCAGGCTGTGGCCGGCCTCGGCGCGCAGATTGGAGACCATCTCGAGCAGCGTCTGGGTGCGCGCCATTGCTAGCGGTTCCGGGTCCGCGGCGTGCCGTTAGGCGGTGCGAAGGCGGCAGGCGGCACAAAGGCCTCCTGCGGCTCAGGCTCGGCCTCGACCGTCCTGACCTCGCGGCTGATCGGATCCTGCCAGACGGTGCCGACCTTGAGCTTGACGACACCCGGCGCGTCCATCTCGGCCGGGTTCTGCTTGGCGTACACCGCCGAAACGGCGGCCTCGCCGTATTTCTCCAGCAGCCTGATCCGCTCCTCGCGCGGCGACTGGTCGACCCAGGCGAACGGCTCGATCTGGTCGACGGCATGATCGCCGTGGACATGCTGGATGACCTGGATCTCCGGCCACGACACCGGGGCAAAATCTCCGGCGTAATAGATGTTGTTCATGTCGCCGCCGATGGCGATGTGGGCGCGGCAGAAGTGCATGTCAGTTTTCTCCGTTGGAAAAGAGGGGGCTTCCGCCCCCTCTTGTCAACCCTAGGCGATGTCGATCACAAGACTAGAATTGAATTGTTTGCCGATAAGTTGGCAAGTAGAAGTAATGCTGCGGTACATAATGAACTTGTCAGCCGGCCTTGCAGGAGTGTGCTTGTGCATCCATTCATCCTCCATAGCATAAATGCCAATTTTGGAGGTATCAAGCCAGTAACCACGCTTAGCTAGACCAAGATCATCTAGCGTTGGGTCATATACTATTGGCGAGCCGGAGAAATACATATCGCCCATCGAGCCGTCCTGGTTCTTGGTGAACCCGGTCATCGAGTATGATCCGTTCGCCCGCATTTCCTTTTCCATCGCGCCGAGGAAATCGCTCCCCACCACGAACAGATCGGGCTTGCCGCCGTAACGGCTCAGTTGCCGGAGCTCACTCTGCAGCACCTGCAAGAGCGCACCTCCATCCGCGATGTTGCTGGTGACCGCACCGCCGCCCCAGGCGCCCAGCGCTGGAGTACCGCTGACCTTGACGCCGAAAGCGGCGGTGCGGGCCCGGTTGCGCCACCACTCGAAACCGGCCGTGGCGCGGTTGATGCCGCCCACCACCCCGACACTGGGGTCATCGGCGACCAACAGCTTCAGCCCGTGCAGCGCCTTGGCGTCGGCGACACCGTCGCCGTACAGCAAAGCGTTGAAGTCACGGGCGTACTTCTCGGTGACATCGAACAGCTTGTCGTCGAACAGACTGACCAGCGTGGTCAGTTCGCGGCGGCTGTGTTCCGTGGTCTTCTCGCCGTTCGAGCCGGGATCGACGACGCTGATGCCGTCCATCTTCAGTTCGGTGTGGGTCATCACGATGCCGAGGTGATGCTCGCGCCATGCGTAGACCGCCCGCTTGATGTTAGCCGGCGTATAGAACACGACCTGGTCGTCGTGCGTGTAGCCCTTGAGGGTGTCATTGACACCGCCGGCGCCGAAAGCGCCGGAGACCGCGACAGTAAGACTGCCCTTACCAGACCCGAAGAACTTCTTCCTCGAGACCAGCTTGTCCATCAGCGGACGCTTTTGCAGCGTCTGCCGGAACTGTTCTCCCTTATCGAGATACCAGTCGGTTTGGGCGTTACCGATGTTGGTAACTTCGCCCGCCGTAAATGCCATTGAAGGCTCCTATCAGGTGTAGCCGGACCCGTTCCTGGCTCTTTCGAGCCCGACCAACGCCGCTTCATAGGAGTTGGTCGGCTCGGGACGGGCCGCGCGCGATTGTCCATTGCCGTTCGGCTGTCGTGTCGTGGCGTGGGGACGCGGCTGCATTTTGCGATAGGTCGCACTGACCTCGTCATAGGCCGCCTTGGTTATCTTCAAGGCGTCCTCGACGCTGTCGATGCGGTTGCCTTTTTCCAGCAGTATCCCCTGCGCCACCCGCTTCACGGCAGGCGCCAAGACCTTGTAGTCGGGATCGGCGGCGGCGAGCTTCTCCTCGTAGGCGGTAACGCTGCGCATGACCTGGTCCTGCGTCAGTTGCACGGTGCGGGTCTGGGCGATCTGCTGCTCGGCCGTGTGCTGCAACTGGGCGCGCTGGTGGTCCATGCTGAGACGGACAAACTCCTTCGCGGCAACCTCGGTCATTTCGCCCTTGGCCACACGCTCACGGATCTCACGCGGCAACGCATGGCCCATATATTCCTGGGACTTGCGGAAGATCGGGGCGACCGCCTTGTAGAACGACTCGTAATCGCCCTTGCGGGCGAACGCGGCGATCTGCAGCACGTTGGCTACGTCGTCACCGCTGAGATCATTTTGCTGGGCGAACGTCTCGATCTGGTGAGCTATCTCGGCCTTCGGGCGTATCGCCTCCAGTTCCGCGGTGAACTCCCTGACCTGCTTGCGCAGTTCCGCACGTTGCGTGAGGATCTTGTTGAACTTCTTGGCGACCAGTGCGTCCTTCGCCTCGATCGCCGAGAGCTTGTCGTCTTCGTCACCGTCTTCGGGCGGCTTGTCGTCCTTCCCGTCCTCGGTCTTCTTGTCATCTGGCGTTTCGGGGGACGCCGGGTCCGCTCTGTCTGCTAATGCGTCCTTGGTGGTGTCGGCTGGGATAACTTTGAGGACAGCATCAAGCATAGTCTCCTTGGCGGAGGTGGAGCCCGATGACTCTGGCGGAGATCCCGCCGGAGGAGATGACGAAACCTCGGACCCGCCCGACCCAGATGGCGCGGGGGTGGCGGGGGTCGACGTGGCTTCGGAAGGGGTGGCGGAGAGGGCGTCTTCGCTCATGTCAGTTGAAGTTCCCTGCATTGGCGTTCGGCCGGGCTGGCGGCACCGGCGAATCCGGTGCCGGCTGCGGCGCCGCCGGGTTGTTGTTCGCGCCTTGCGGCCCCTGCGCGTTCGGGTCACCCTGGCCGGGCAGGCCAGGCATCTTGCCGCCATTCATCGCGGTGATGGACGGCAGTCCTTCGGCGACGGCTTCGTCAACGTCAAGCTTGTCGTCCATGCGCTTGATCGCTTCCTTGGCCAGGAACTGCGGCTTGACCCCCGGCAACTGCATCAAAATAGGAGCTAAGCGTTCAAAATTAGCCAACTGCTGAGCTTGATTTGGACGGCCGGACGAGCCCGCCTCGATCTCCAGGAAGATCTCCTTAGCCACGTCGGCCTTGGTTAAGACCGGCCACATGGCGCCGGGCCCGACGATCTGCTTGACCGTGTCCTCGTTCACATTGAGCAGCAGGATCTGGCCCGCAGCGCGGGCGATAGCGGACAGCGTGTCGTCAATGTCGTCGATCGACGACGACAGCGCGCTGGATTTGGCCGACGCCGCGATGTTGCTCTCGGTCGCGGTCGCTCCGGCGGTGCCGCCAAGGTCGGCCTCCTGATCGCCTACCGCGCGGAGCAGGTCCTCGAAGGTCGACTGGACCTGGTACAGGTTGGGATCAACGGGGACCCCTTTGATCGCCTGCAGCACCTGATTGATGTCCTGGCCCGGCTGCAGTCCCGCCACGGCGATCAGCGCATTGACCGGATGGGTGCTGAGCGCGTCCAGATCTTCCTTGCTGAGCACGCCCTCGGCATAGGCCATCGCCGGGCGATTGGCGAAGCGGTGCTCGCGCAGGCCCTGGCGCGAGCGGTTGAGCTCACGCTGCATCGGCCGGATTAACGAGACATCGGACGGAGGATAAACTTTCCCGTCTATCTCGTTGAAGGCGGTCAGGAACCAAGGGAAAAAGCGGTCGGTGTATACGTCAGGCGCCGCTGGCTCCTTGAGAAAATCGGGATAACCGTCGCAGACCAGGTAAACCAGACCGTCTCTTTTGTTGAAGACTTCCCAGACCAGACAGTTATCGGAATCGCCCTCGTCGATGCTGGCCGCCTCTGTGCTGTTGTTGGATTGCCAGGAAACGCGAGCACGTTCGTAGTCGCTGCCGGTATCGGTGCGGCTGTAGGAGGTGTGGTTGCGGCCGACATCGATCGACCACGTCTCTTTGATTTCATTGACGGTGAGGATGAACTCCTCCGCCACCCAGTCAGCACCGAGGAAATCACGTAGCTGGCAGGTGCGCGGGTCCGGAATGATGGCGGTCGGCTTCGGCCAGGTAAACTGCAGGCCCTCGCGCAGGACGATTTCTTCCTCTTCCTGGATAGCCTGCAGGGTCAGCCGCATCTGCTCGGCGGCGGCGCTGTCGGTATCGAGTTCGTCGTCGGCGATGTCGGCGGAGATGCGCTCGACGATGTCGAGTTGCTGCTGCATATCGGCGATGCGGCTGTCGCGGTCGGGCGACGGACCCATAATCCGCTGGAAGCCCAACCGCGTCCAGCCAACGCCGCATGTCGCAGCACGCCGGACCGTCATTTTCATCATGCTCTTGAAATTCTGAGCCTGCTCGGAAATCTCGTAGTCGTAGAGGATCTCGAGCGTCTTGCCGATCTTGTTAAGCTGCGCCATCTGCTGCTTGACGGCCTGCGCGTCGGCCATGACGGCCTGCGCGTTCATCATCTCCTCGGGTGCCGGCATCGGTGGCGGCGGAGCCGGCGTCATGGCCATGCCAGGAGGTCCTCCGGGCGGAGGGCCACCCGGAGGCACACCCGCCGGCGGACCGCCATTAGGCGGCGCTGGCCCCGCGGGTGACATTCCTGGCACGCCTGCCGGCATGCCCATCAATGAAGCCTGAGCCTGTTGGATCGTCGCTTCAGCCTGCGCCAGGCTCTCTAGCGTGCCGTCCCACACCGTTGCCAGCAGCCGCGCGCGCTTGCGCGCCTGGGCGCGCGGGTTCTTGGCGTACAGCGCGGCGACGCGCTTCTGGACGTGTTGCAACGTGATGTTTGCAACGTAGAGGTCGTCTTCGTAGAGATCGTTGTAAGCGAGTTTCTTGGGGTCTTCGGGCCATTGCTTGCCGGCGCAGAACTTCTGGTCGTCTTCCATCTGGCGGAAGGTCTTGTCCCAGTGCGTCTTGCCCTGCTTGACCATGTCGGCCATCGCCGACACCAGCTTCTTGCGGCGCTCGTCCGGCTCGGGACGCTCGCGCTGCAACATATCCTGGCCTTCCGGCGTTGTGCGGGTGAACGCATCGCCGTGGCCGGTCGGCAGTGGCGGCTGCGGGCCAACGCCGAAGCCCTGGCCGGGCGGCACATCGCCGCCCATCATCTGAGGTATTGCCTGGCCGATCGCGTCAACCAGCGGTGAGCCGGTCGCCGTAGGTCCAATGGGTGGCAGGGCCATTCACCATCCGCCTGTGCGGGAAGGATTGCGTTCTTTTTCGGCCTGTCGAGCTTGCTCTTTAACCCATCCTAATGTGCCGGACCTGACGACCTTGGGAGCGGTCGTCCGTTGTTTGAGCGGCTGCTGGAAGGTTAATCCCAACCCTATGTAACTGATTGCGTCGACTAAGTCATCCCGGCTGCCATACGGGAACTGGAGAAGTTCTTTACGGCCCTCCATCCACCACGGCGAGTTGAGCGGCCAGAACACTTTTCCCATCGAAATGCGCCCGAGGATCGACTGCGACCGGCTCAATTTATCGGACGCCGGCGTCATCTCGTAGATCGAGCAGAAGACATGCCGCTCGAGCATGCGCTTGCGCAGGAACGGCCCGATCGAGCGGCTGATCTGGCCGGTCTCGCCCCAGCAATGCACCGGCTTGTAACGTTCCATCAGGTCGATCATCTTCTCGACCAGCACGTCGATCGGATAGCGGCCCCAAACGATGTCCGGCAGCACCCAGATATTCTCTTCATCGTCGAGCCCGACAACGATCAGGCAGGTCTTGTCGCGGTCCTGGCGCGACGACACCGCGATATCGCAGGCCATGTAATAACGCAGCGAGGTCGACGGCGGCATCTCGCCACGCCGGTAGGTGAGCAGCTTGTCGACCGGGAAGTGATTGCCTTTGTCCGGGGTCGGGCTGCCCTGGTAGAGCGCCTGGAAGCCGCGCGGATCGGCAGCCTTGAGTTCCTCGAGATAACCGGCCGGAAAACGCTCCGGCCACAGCGCCTCGCCTTCCTTACGCCCAAGCCGATCATTGTCGCCGGCCAAGGCGGGTAGGTCGATGATCTTCCACTTCGGCCCTTCGATCGGCGAGTAGGATGGGTTCAAAGGATCCGTGAGCCGGCCAACCAGATCATCCTCGCTCCAGCGAGTCTGGATGATCA